CCACTTCCTGACCGATCCGGACGCATGGTTTATCAAAACCGACGCCCCCAACGGCATGAAGATGTTCCAGCGTGTATCGATCAAAACTGGCTTCGAAGGCGACTTCGACACCGGCAACGTTCGTTACAAGGCCCGTGAGCGTTATTCGTTCGGATTCTCGGATCCGCGCGGTATCTTCGGTTCACCGGGTTGATGTTGTAAAAAAGGGGGGTTACAAAACCCCCCTTTTGTTGTATTCTTTAGGGACTAGGATTTCGCTCGTATCTACTGACCTAGCAGACTTAGTAGAGAAGATACGAGAATGTGCTACTACACGAGGACAATATGGCAACTACTACCTTTTCCGGCCCAGTAAAGGCTGGCACAATCAAAGATACTACCGGTACCACGGTAGGAACCGACGTAGCAAACGTGGGCTATGCCCTGATGGCTCAATCCGCTGTGATTGACATCATTGGACCAACTGCAGCAAATCAAGTTGTAGCTACTGTTCCAGCAAACTCACAAATTGTAGACGTTATTTTAAACGTCACAGTTCAAAATAATGACACCACCACCGCTACCGTTGTAGTTGGAACTTCGGCTGACGCTGACGCATTTATTCCAAGTACTTCTGTTAAAACATTGGCCACAACCCGTGGAACTTTGGACACAGAAGCCACGAACGTTGGAACAATCGATCTCCAAGTTTTAGCTGACTTTGCTGCTGGAACAGGAGACGGAACAACTGGTGCGGCGACGGTTACTGTTCTCTATATTCAGAACAACAACCTCTCCTAACTAGGAGGCTCTAATGAGCTACAGTAATCTACTTGCGGTCACCAAGACCGGAGATGATGATGCAATTACCGGGCGCACGCGCGTAGCGGCTATTTACTACACCTGCCTCGGTACTGCATCGTCTTTTCAGCTAAAAAACGGAGCTACAACTGGCGCAACGACACTTGTAGACATTAAAACACCGGGTTCCGCTGGAGCCTATGACATTATTTTCCCAGACATGGGGGTACTGTTTGATAACGGTGTTTTTATTGAGTTTGCAGATGCAAACGTGGCCAGTGTTACGTTATTCTTCTACGGCGGGATTGCTGCGTAATGGCTGAAAAATCGTCCATAACTCGGGTTGGAACCTATGAACCATGGGAGCTACAAGTCTCCCGTGGGCAGATTCCTTATCACAAGACTTTGTTTAAATTTGGTTCTAACCCAGTTGTAGACGCTACATTAGAAACAGTTTGGAGCCAAGGCGGCATTTACGTGTACCCCAGCGCTGCCACCGTGATGAAAGTATCAAGCTCAAGCGCAGCCGACACGGGTTCTGGAACAGGTGCTCAAACAGTCACAGTTAGCGGTTTAGATGCTAACTACAATGAAATTTCTGAGGTGGTGACATTAAATGGTCAGACTGAAGTTCTTACCACGAACAGTTTCATCCGTGTATTTCGTTCTTTCGTTAACACTGCTGGTACTGGTGCTACCGCTGCTGGCGATATTTATGTTGGTACCGGAACTGTTACGGCTGGGGTCCCAGCGACTGTTTACGCGAAAATCCCGTTGGGAGCCAATCAAACGCTGATGGCGGTTTGGACGGTTCCTGCGGGCTACACGGCCTACATAGACCAAGGTACCTTTTCTGCGGCAGGCTCAAACACAAACCATTCGATAAAAGGTCAACTTTGCTTTAGGCCTTTTGGCGGAGTCATGCGCGTGGGCGCAGAATTGGGCTTGTCTAGCGGTTTTGCGTTGTTTGATTTTGAATACCCTATTTCTTTCCCAGAAAAAACAGATGTGGAAGCAAGAGCTTTGGCGTTATCGGGCACTGGCTTTTACGTAGCCGCAACTTTTGACTTGATCTATATACAAAATGCCTAACGCAAAAGGAATGGGAATTAAAACCTCGGTCAAGAGCGGCAACTTCCGCTCTACCAAGTCTGGCGCGGGCATGACCAAAAAGGGCGTTGCGGCATATCGACGCGCTAACCCAGGAAGCAAGTTACAGACTGCGGTTACCGAAGACAATCCGACCGGCAAGCGAGCAACACGGCGTAAGTCGTATTGCGCTCGTTCTGCTGGCCAAATGAAGAAGTTTCCAGAGGCGGCAAAAGATCCAAATAGCCGTATTCACCAAGCCAGAAAACGATGGAAATGCTGACATGAGCGTCGAACGAGAACTTGCCACCCACTCTGTTGAAATCCGTCATATCCAAGACGACATGGATAAAATGATGGCTGATATGAGTGATATTAAAAAATCGCTAGAGGCGATTAATTTAACTTTGTCAGAAGCGAAAGGCGGCTGGAAAACCCTTATGTGGGGAGCCGGAGCGTCAAGTGCGGTGACAAGTTTTTTTATTGGTTTATATTCATTTTTCAACGGAAGGTAGAACCATGCCAGCAAAACCCGGCTTGTATTCTAATATCAACGCAAAAAGAAAACGTATCGCTATGGGTTCTGGTGAAAAGATGCGTAAACCGGGAACTAAAGGCGCTCCTACTGCTAAAGCTTTTAGACAATCTGCCAAAACGGCAAAGAAAGGAAAGTAAACATGAAGGGATTTATGAAAAGTGTCAGTAAGATGGTTAAAAAAGCTGAGTCAGGAGCCGCTCCCGCTCCGGCTAGCTCTGGCGGAAAAGGAATTCGTGGAATGATGTCCCGAGCAATCGGCAAAGCTGCATCCCAGGGTAAAGGTCCTGTTGCTAGTTTAGCTGGTAAAGCAATCGAAGCCAAAAAAGGCGGCATGATCAAGAAAAAATCAGCAAGTGATATGGCTGGTCGTGCAATGAAAAAAACTTCGGCTGATGCAAAAGGCCGTGCAATGAAAAAGGGGAAGTAATCATGGCCGGAAAAGGAATGGGCATTGCAACCAAGGGCGGCGGATGTGTTGAGTCTGGCCCTAAGAATAAAATGATTTTAAAGACCAGCAAAACCAGCGGTCCTGTGATGATGAAAAACGGCGGTGCCGTTAATCAGCACAAGCGTATGGCTATGGGCATGATGGGTGGTGGAATGGCCAAGGGATACAAAAAAGGCGGAATGTGCTAAATGGCAACTTCTGGTACCACAACATTTGATCTTTCGATTGATGAACTAGTCGAAGAAGCATTTGAGAGATGCGGCATGGAGATGACCACTGGTCATCACCTTAAAACTGCTCGTCGTTCTCTCAACATAATGTTTCTTGACTGGGCCAATCGTGGACTAAATTTGTGGACCATTGAAGAAGTTGTTGCAAACCTTACGGCTGGCGTAACGTCAATTAACCTGCCTACGGATACCGTTCAGGTATTAACGGCGGTTATTCGGGATTCGACACAAAGTCCCGCTGTAGACATTACGATTGATGCAATTACTCGTGCAGAGTATTTGGACGTTCCAGATAAAAGCACGCAGGCCCGCCCCGCTCAGTATTACGTGCAACGCACAAACACCCCGGTGGTGTATTTCTACCCAACTCCAAACTTGACGGGTGCGTATCAATTTCGGTACTACAGAATCCGTCGTATCCAAGATGCTGGAGAGTACACCAATACTTCTGACGTTAACTTCCGTTTTCTGCCATGCTTGGCTGCAGGGCTTGCCTATTATCTGTCGTTGAAGTTTGCTACGGATAGAACGCAACTCTTGAAGTCTATCTACGAAGAAGAGTGGGCACGAGCAGCCGCAGAAGACAGAGAAACTGCACGAATATCTTTCGTGCCACAGTTGGGGGTATGATGTGGCCTTTGCTACCGGCAAATTCTCTTTCGGCCTCTGTGATTACTGCGGACAACGTTACCCCTATAACGTACTTCGCAAAAACTGGCGGGGATTCAAAGTCTGCCCAGAGGACTACGAGCCAAAAGAACCACAACTTGAGCCCCTCAAGTTTAGCGGCGATGCCGTTGCTCTTTTTGAACCTCGCCCGGATCGTGTGGAACCGGTGGATGTGTACGTTGGTGCCCCAGGGGATAGTGCATTCCAAAGTTTGGGAAGCGCTAATGGCGGGACAAATATGCAACCTTATCCAGAATCACAAATTGTCGAAGGACAAGGACAAGTTGGGTCGCTCGAAATTCAGATCTCAACCTCCTTCTCTGTCACAGGATCTAGTGCCTCAACCGCTGTCGGGACAGTGACATGACCTACAACGAACTCGTTACCAATATCCGTAACTACACCGAAGTGGACTCTAACGTGTTCACTAATGCGGTGATTGATACGTTTATCACCATGACGGAGAATAAAATCCTCCGTGACATTGACTTGGATGTCTTTAAACTTGAAGCCACGGCCAACATGACGACGGGCAACAAGTTCTTAACGGCTCCTAGCGATATTCTGACCCACCGCTACATGATGATTACCTCTGCCGGGGATCAGATCTTTTTAGAGTTCCGAGACACTTCCTTCATGAAGGAATATTGGGCAGATGGCACCTCTACCGGCATTCCTAAGTATTACTCTGTGTGGGACCAGAACACCTTCTACTTAGCGCCTACCCCAAATAGCAACTACGTGGTAGAACTGGGCTATATTTATCGTCCGGCCCAGTTATCGGCGGCTAATCCAACAACTTGGATAAGCAACAATGCCCCTGAGGCATTACTGTACGGATGCTTGATCCAAGCTTATAGTTACACCAAAGGTCCTACCGAGATGCTTACGTACTTCACGAATAGCTATCAGCAAGCCATCCAAGGCCTTGGAATTGAGCAGCAAGGTCGCCGTCGTCGTGACGAATTCCGTGACGGTATGGCAAGAATTAGAGTTAAATCGGAGAGCCCAGGACCATGATCAGTGTTCAATCCCCCGTGCTTCTCGGTGGCATAAAGGTAGCTACCACCGAAGGAAGAGGCCACAATGCCGAGGAATTGGCTCAGCGCATGGCCGACAAGATTGTATATGTGGGAGGAAACTCCCATCCAGCAATACGCGACCAAGCGATCGCTTTTAAGGCAGCAGTGAAAGCTGTTTGCTTGTTTTATTTAAAAGAAGCGGTCAACCAGGATCGCGCGACCATTGCCCACCGCTTGCGGGAGGCTGGTTACCCAGACTTAATTAATCTTTTAGGAGAGTAAAAATGGCTTTCACTGGCAACTTTATGTGTACAAGCTTCAAGCAGGCTGCATCTGGATCTTATGCGGCAGGTGGTGGTCTATTGACTAATGTGACCCCAACAACTTCGGGTACAACAGCGTTTACGGATTTTAACGACCTGTCGTTTACCAGCGCTACGATCACGGCTTATGGCGCGATGATTTATAACGACTCAGCAGCGGGTGACCCTGCAGTATGTATCTTGGATTTTGGCGGCGCGAAAACGTCCACTGTTGGTACGTTTACGATCATTTTCCCAACAGCAGATGCAACTAACGCAATTATTCGGATTGCTTAATTAGGAAATGGCTACGTGGCAACCTACAGCGGCTGGGGAGAAGGTTATTGGGGCCAAGTCCCATGGGGCCAAGAGCTTGTTGAGGTTGATTTACAAGGATGGGGCTTTGGTAACTGGGGCAGTCAGGTCTGGGGCGGACAAAACGCGGGTTTGCAAGCGCAAGCCCTCGTCGGTACCGTCACGGTTAATGCCGTCCGAAATGTCACCGTCTCGTTCGATGCGTGGGGAAGTTCTGCTTGGGGATCGGGAAGCTGGAGCTATGGAACACCGCTTCCTGCCGCAAGTGGCCAAGTCGGCACCGTATCCCTGGCAACTGGGTCAAATGTCAGTGTCACCGGAGTACAAGGGACAGGCCAGGTTGGTCAAGTCACAGTCGGCGAAGGCACCGGGGTCCTTGTCACGGGAGTCCAGGCTAATGGCTTCGTCGGAGCTACTAACTTCCGAGCAGACGTTGCCGTCTACGTCGCGCCGCCTGGATGGGGAGCAGAAGGATATGGCATTGCAGCATGGGGCTATGGTAATGGAGGCCTATCAGCTAATGCCTATGTCGGCGCAGTCAATGCCGTTCCGGTCACAAACGTCCTCGTCACAGGGGTCCAAGCAAACGGCTTCGTTGGCGTTGCTACGGTTACAGGGGCAGCAAATGTCAACGTCACTGGGGTCCAAGGCACTGGCCAAGTCGGTACAGCCACGGTTACAGGGACAGCAAATGTCACCCTCACGGGCGTATCCGCGCAGGGATTCGTTGGCGTTGCCACGGTTACGGCTGGGGCAAATGTCAACGTTACTGGCGTTCAGGGCACTACCCAGCTTGGTACGGTCGTTGTTCGCCAAGACGTTGCGGTTAGCGTTACTGGGGTCCAAGCAACTGCCAGCGTTGGCTCGGTCACTATTTCTCTGGCTTTGGACGTCTTTGTCACAGGCGTCCAGGCAGTTGGTCAGATCGGCCAAGCAGCGGCTGGAGGCCAAAGTTTTGTGTATGTTACAGGCGTTCAAGCGGTCGGTTACGTTGGAAACGTCACAGTTTGGGGCGTGGTTAATGACAACCAGGCCGCTAACTGGCAAAATGTCGATGATTCCCAGTCCGGCACTTGGGTGGTCGTCGATGATTCTCAATCCTCAACATGGACTCGAATAGCAGCTTAAAGGACTAATCATGACTATTAATTACACCACCCTCCTTGGCCTTGCCCAGCCGGTAACGGGTACTGAATCGGGCACCTGGGGCACTGTCGTCAATGACGAAATCACGGCCCTGGTGGAACAGGCGGTTGCGGGAACGGCAAGTGTTAGTGTTACTGCCGGTAACGTGACTTTGACGGATACGGATGGCGTATCGAACCAGGCGCGTAATGCGGTCTTGCTGATCACGGGTACTCCTGGTACTAGCCGCAACGTAATTGCTCCTTCTTCCAGCAAAGTTTATGTTGTTGTCAATAGCTCGGATGCGCAGATTGTATTTAAAGGCTCTGCTACTACTGGGGTAACCATCCCAAGTGGAGCTAAAGCAGTTGTGTTCTGGGACGGCAGTGACTTTGTATCGTTAAGTTCTGCGGTGCTGTCCATTATTGGAACAGCATCCGGTGGCGGTGCCGCTCGTTTCTACGAAGATACAGATAACGGCGTAAACTACGTCGGTCTGCAGGCTCCGGATTCAATCGCATCTAATTTCACGTTGAAATTGCCAACGGCTGATGGTACGAGTGGCCAAGCAATTGTAACGGACGGCTCCGGCAACCTTTCTTTTGGTAACGCTGGCATTTCCACGGGCAAGAGCATTGCTATGGCGATGATCTTCGGATTCTAATATTAAGGAGTATTTAAATGGCAAACCCAAATATTGTTAACGTCACGACGATTTACGGTAACTCGTCGCAGACGGCACTTTCTACTACCAGCGCTACGTCAATCGTTAGTAACGCTGCTGCCAGCGGAAAGGTATTTAAGATAAACTCTATCGTTGTGGCTAACGTAGACGGAACGGCTGCAGCGGACATTACGATCAACGTCTATTCTGCTGCGGCTCTTGGCGGTACGGCCTTTGCGATTGCATCGACCATCTCGGTTCCTGCAGACGCATCGCTGATCGTAACGGACAAGACCACGTCGTTCTATCTGCTTGAGAACCAGTCAATTGGTGCTACGGCAGGTACGGCCAACGACCTCGTTGTTACTGCAAGTTGGGAAGAGATAAACTCGTAAGGGTTAAACCATGAGCATGCGCTACAAAGGCGGAGTGATCTCCGCCACACCGCCTACAACATCCACGGCTGCTGCGACAGGCGTATGGACTCTTATCCAGCAACTGCAAGCAAAAGCTGCAGGTCAATGGCCCTTTTCTACTTACAGTGTTGTTCAAACCTTTACTGCCACATCTACATGGACTTGCCCTACTGGTGTAACGAGTGTTGAGTATTTAGTTGTCGCTGGTGGTGGTGGAGGAAGTGATGCGGGTGGCGGTGGTGCTGGTGGGTTTAGAACTGCATCAGGATTTAGCGTTACTGCTGGTACAGATTACACAATTACCGTTGGTGGTGGTGGTGCTGGCGCCCCAAACAACGGTACTGGTACAAGCGGTAGTAATTCTGTGTTTTCAACAATTACATCTGCTGGTGGAGGCAACGGCGGGAATTATGCCGTTGATAACGCCGGTTCGGGTGGCTCTGGTGGTGGTGGTGGTAGCAGTCCTCCCATAGTTCACCCCGGCGGCGCAGGAAATACTCCATCTGTAAGCCCGTCTCAAGGTAGTAACGGTGGTAATGGCGGTACTGCAAACTATGCCGCTGGTGGTGGAGGCGGTGCATCTGCAACTGGTTCTAACGGAACTACTACTGGTGGTAACGGCGGTAACGGAACCGCATCAAGCATTAGCGGTTCTAGCGTGACCTATGCCGGTGGCGGCGGTGGCGCTAGTTTAACCGTGGCGGCTGGAACGGGTGGCTCAGGCGGTGGTGGTAATGGTGGTGGAGACGCAGGCGGTGGGCAAACATCAACCGCTGGAGGCACAAACCTTGGTGGTGGCGGCGGTGGCGGTAGCACAGACGTTAACCCAAACGCTGTTGCGAGAGCAGGAGGCTCTGGCATCGTGATCCTTAAATACCTAGCACCTACTCAATCCATATTCACCTTCAAAGGTTCTGGCTCATGGGTCGCACCTACTGGCGTGACTTCTGTTGACTACCTTGTGGTTGCGGGTGGTGGCGGTGGAGCCGGTGATGCGGCAGGTGGTGGTGGAGCCGGTGGCTTCCGTACAGGTACGGGTTTCTCAATAGCATCTGGAACGACCTACACAATTACAGTTGGTGCTGGTGGCGCTGGAACAACAGCAAGTTCTGTTGGTACGCAGGGTTCAAGTTCTGTATTTAGCACAATCACTTCCGCTGGAGGTGGTGGTGGAAAATCAGGAAGCGGTGGCCCATCTCAAAATGCTAACGGCGGCTCAGGTGGTGGTGGACACGGGGACGGTAACGTTTCAAGTTACTCATCAGGCGGAACTGGAAATACTCCATCGGTCTCACCCTCCCAAGGAAACAATGGTGGAGTTGGCGCTCAGTCGGCCCCATTTGGCGGTGGTGGAGGTGGTGGAGGTGCTGGTGCCTCGGGTTCTGCCGGTGTTGTTGGATCTTCCGGAAACGGCGGTGCTGGTGGTTCTGGTACTGCCTCAACAATTACTGGGCCATCCGTAACTTATGCTGGAGGTGGCGGTGGTGGAGCCAGACCGGGTGGAACGGGTGGTTCTGCTACTGGCGGTGGCGGTGCGGGTGGTGCTAATAGTGGGCCAAACGGAACTGCTGGAACTGCAAACCTTGGCGGTGGAGGTGGCGGCGGCGGAACTACTGGTGGAACTGGTGGCTCTGGTATTGTGATCATCAAGATCAATTAATGATTGAGGTTTAAAAAATGTCTTTACGTTATCCCGGTGGATTGATTACTAAAAGCCCGACGGCTCCGACTACGTCCGCTGCTGCGGGTATCTGGACTCTCGATCAAGCACTGCAGTACATCAAGGCCGGAACATGGCCCTTTGCTAGTTTCACAGTTATCCAGACCTTTACGTCATCGACTACTTGGATATGCCCTCCCGGTGTAACTAGCGTTGAGGCTTTAGTAGTTGCCGGTGGTGGCCCCGGTGGTGGAGACCAAGGCGGTGGTGGTGGTGGTGGCGGTCTTTCGTATATTTCTTCTTTTGCTGTAACTGTTGGAACCTCTTACACCGTTACCGTAGGTGCGGGTGGTACAGGCACAACTGGTAGGTCATCAAACGGAAGTAACTCCGTATTTTCTACTATCACATCTAACGGTGGTGGCGCAGGCGGCTCACAGTCTCCAAACGGAACTGGTAACGCTGGTGGCTCAGGTGGTGGCGGTGGAACAAGCACAGGTGGAGCCGCAAACCAAGGAAGTACCGGTGGTGCAACTGGATATGGAAATGCTGGTGCGGCATATAGCGCAGGACCAAACTTAACTGGTGGCGGTGGCGGTGCAGGCGCAGCCGGTGCAGTAGGTTCAGGCTCAACTGCTGGTGCTGGTGGTAATGGTCTTGCTTATACAATTTCAGGTTCGTCTGTAACTTATGCTGGCGGTGGTGGTGGTGGTTCTTATAACCCACAAGGTCGATTTGCTGGCCCCGGCGGTACAGGCGGTGGTGGTGCTGGTGCGGATGGAATTGCAGCAGCCGGTACTGCGGGAACTGCGGCACTCGGTGGAGGCGGTGGCGGTGGAGCAGGCGCAAGTGGTGCGGGCGGCAACGGCGGCTCTGGCATCGTAATTATCAAATACGTAGTAACCCCTGCTACGACTGTTGATGTCGTTCAGCAATTTGAGGCATCTGGCTCATGGACTTGCCCGACAGGTGTAAGTGAAGTTCAGTACTTGGTAGTTGGTGGTGGTGCTGCTGGAGGCTCAGATTCCGCAGGAATCTCTGGTGGTGGTGGCGGAGCCGGTGGATTTAGAACTGGCACAGGATTGTCTGTTACCGCTGGAACAACTTACACCATCACGGTTGGTTCTGGAGGTGCTAGTAGTGCTACTGCTGGGGCAAACGGTGGAAGCGGTGGAAATTCTGTGTTTTCCACTATCACATCAACCGGTGGCGGCGGTGGTGGAGGTAGCAGCACAAATGGCGTAAATGGTGGTTCAGGTGGCGGTGGTGGTGCTGGCAATGTGTCAGGTACGACAGGCGGCTCTGGAAATACGCCAAGCGTTTCTCCATCACAAGGCAATAACGGCGGAACTGGTGTTGCTGGTAGCGGAAACACAAACCTCCAATCTGGCGGTGGTGGTGGCGCAGGTGCAGTAGGTGGTAATGGTGTTGCTGGTGGGGCGGCTGGTAGCGGTGGTAATGGAACCGCATCTACCATTTCTGGCGCATCAGTAACTTACGCTGGCGGTGGCGGTGGTTCTTCATATCAAAATACTGCTGGATCTGGTGGCACAGGTGGCGGTGGCGCTGGAAATGTCTACACAGGAAGCCCCGCTACTCCGACCGCTGGAACGGCTAATACAGGTGGAGGCGGTGGTGGTGGCGGCTATCCGGGCGTTAGAAATGGAGGCAACGGCGGTTCAGGCATAGTCCTCCTCAAATATGCAGTACCTCTATCTACCGTAGAAACATTTAACTCTACAACCAAGTGGACTGCGCCTGCTGGCGTAACACAGGTGGAATACCTTGTTGTTGGTGGTGGGGGTTCTGGCGGTGAAGAACAAGGCGGTGGCGGTGGTGCCGGTGGATTTAGAACTGGTACGGGGGCTGCGGTTGTTGCTGGAACGACTTACACAATTACAGTTGGCGCTGGTGGTGCAAGCGTTACATCTGGCTCTGGTAATAGCGGTTCGTCATCTTCCGTTGTTGGCGGCCCTTCTTCACCATTTGCTTCCCCCGGCATTGTTTCTGCTGGTGGTGGAGCAGCATCAGGTGGAAGTTCAGGCACAGCAAGCAATGGTGGATCTGGTGGCGGTGGCGGCTGGAATACTGCTGGAGGATCAGGTAACACTCCATCAGTAAGCCCATCACAGGGAAGTAACGGCGGGTCTGCAAATATTGGAAACGTAGGTAATAGCCGAGGCGCTGCTGGCGGTGGTGGAGCAAGTGCAGTCGGTGGCAATTATCTCCCCGCAGCAACATCAAAAGGAACTCCAGCAAGTTCTGGTAATGGCGGTGCTGGAACTGCAAGTTCTATTACTGGCTCTTCTGTAACATACGCTGGAGGTGGCGGTGGTGGAGCGTTGTTTTCAACAGATGGTTGGAATACAACTGCCGGTACTGGTGGAGCAGGCGGTGGTGGCGCTGGTGGACAAGACGCTGCGGGAACCGCTGGAACTGCAAACCGAGGCGGTGGTGGCGGTGGTAGTGCTGCAAACGCACAAGCAAGCGGCGCAGGCGGCTCTGGTGTAGTCATCCTTAAATACCTTGCCAAACCTAATTACCAAATCTTCCAAGCATCAGGTTCATGGACTGCCCCCGGTGGAGTTACTGAGGTCGAGTACCTAGTAGTGGCAGGTGGTGGTGGTGGTGGTGGTTGCCAGCCGGGTGGTATTGCTGGAGGCGGCGGTGCTGGCGGGTTCCGAACTGGAACTGGATTTTCCGTAACTGCTGGTACTACATATACCATTACGGTAGGTGGCGGCGGAACTCTTGGTTCTACAGCAGAAGGTGGTAATGGTTCAAATTCTGTGTTTAGCACCATTACATCGGCAGGTGGTGGAGGTGGAGGTGGTGGCGGAACACCCCCGTCTGGAGGTGGAGTCTTAAACGGAAAAAATGGTGGTTCTGGCGGTGGCGGTGGAGAAAACTCTGGAAACACAGGCACCGGAGGAACAGGTAATACCCCATCTGTAAGCCCATCCCAAGGCAGTAATGGGGGTGGCGGCGGTAATCCCGCAGGTGGTGGTGGAGGTGCTGGAGAAGCAGGAAATACAGACGGACAGGCACAAGGCGGTGATGGAACCGCATCTGTAATTACTGGTTCTTCCGTAACCTACGCAGGTGGCGGTGGCGGAGGGACTACTGGCACAAACGGTGGCACAGCCGGTGATGGAGGTGGCGGAGTTGGTGGTGGCACATCGGTTGCAGCCGGTTCAGGAACCGCAAATTTAGGTGGTGGAGGTGGAGGTGGCGCTAATACTGTAAACAAAAATGGCGGCGCAGGCGGTTCAGGTATAGTAATCATCCGTTGGTAAAAAGAGGAGAAAGCATGAGTCACGTTCAGATATACAGGCTTTATGGAATTGACACAGCGATGCATTTGCTGCGTCCGGGTGCAAAGTGGGAAATCAGCAACACAATGTTTACCCGCTGGGATGACCCACGCCCGTGCCCGACATGGGAAGAACTTATGGAAACTATGGAGAAGATCAAGGCATTTGAAGATTCAATCAATACGATTTGGCTACCAGAGCAACTTGCCGAGTTAACAGGCAGCGAGCAAATGCAGGCTCAAACTCAGGTTAATAAAATCATTGAAGAGCAGAAGGCCGCATGATCCATAACCTATTTCCAACACCAGTTGCGATTTACAAGTTAGACCGTGAACTGACAGAGAAAGAACTTTCCTTTATCAAGGGCCAAGAAACACGGTCCAACATGGGAAACGTTACTTCTATTGACAACACGGTTTTACGTAATCGTTCCATGACCAAACTGCGGGACTTCATCGAGTCAAGCGTGTCTGAGTATTTCAAGACTGTCCACAGCCCAAAGCATGACGTGAGCCTGCGGATTACTCAGTCTTGGATTAACTACACCGAGCCGGGGCAATACCACCACAAACACGCTCACCCTAATTCGTTTGTGTCTGGTGTGTTTTATCCCCAAGCAAATCGTGAGACAGATAGAATCTACTTTTACCGTGACGGTTTTCAGCAGATTAAATTCCCTCCAAGCGATTGGAATGTCTGGAACTCTGAGAGTTGGTGGTTTGAGGTAGGAACTGGGGACTTGATCCTCTTCCCATCAAGCCTAACTCACATGGTGGAGACTGTTAAAGGTGAGGACACCCGCATCAGTCTTTCTTTTAACACTTTTCCAGTCGGTTTGGTTGGGGAAGAAATGGACTTAACTGGTCTTAAACTTGAATCTATAAAGGAGTAATCATGGCGCACTTTGCCCAACTTGATAGCAACAACGTAGTAACACAAGTAATCGTTGTCGGAAACAAAGATACCGCTGACGCTAACGGCGTAGAAAAAGAGCACATCGGTGCTGCTTTCTGCGAGAAGCTCTTTGGCGGTAACTGGAAGCAGACTTCTTACAACGGCTCGATCCGCAAGAACTACGCTGGAATTGGTTATACATACAATTCAAGCCTTGATGCGTTTGTTCCTCCCAAGCCCTACGCTTCGTGGGTCTTGAATAACGACACAGCGCAGTGGGAAGCCCCGACTCCAATGCCTAACGATGACAAGAAGTATTCGTGGAATGAGTCTACGACATCGTGGGAAGAGACAGCAGGCGTCTAATATGAAACGCATCGTAGAAGCGCAGGATTTGGATGGCGTGATCGTCCCCAAGCACGAGGTTGAGTTGCTCTGCAAAGAATGCGGCTATGACCTTGATGAGTCTGAGTTAGAAGCAGACACCTGCGCGGATTGCGGTGCGGATCTTGATCTTCAACAAAATGTCTCAATCCACACTACGACAATTCCTGCCGCAGGTGGCGGAGTGATGTAGTGGGCGTTTGGGCGTTGACTTTTCTTTTTTTACTGCTACCTTGGATTCTGTTTATTTAGGGACAGGGGAATGAATTTTGTCAGATCTAGATCCAATCATTGGTACTGCAAAGGCAGCAACAAAGAGTATTAAGTCTGCCATTGAGTCTGGCAGAGAGGTAAGTTCGGCAATAGAATCCATTCAAAATTTTGGAATGGCGGAAGTCAAAGCCCGCCACGCTTTTAAGACGGTACGTAAAAGTCAAGAAGGTGAAATAACAATCATGACCGCTATGGCGGAGTGGCGCAGGCTAGATCAAATACGCCGCATGGAGTTGGAAGTAAAGGACTTTCTGATCCAGCAGTTTGGACACTTTAAGGGTGAAGAAGAGTTCGAGAAGATCAAGAAGATTAAAGAAGACATGATAACTCGCCATACCAAAAATAAGGATGAGTTAGGTCGGGACGTCAAGAAGTTGCGAGAGTTGCAGATTATTTGTGTGATGTTGGCGTTTATGGTTGTCACTATTTATTACATCATGAAGGGTCATCTGTAATGTTACCAATAGCAGCACTATTAAGTATTGGGGAAAAGGTTTTAGACAAAGTCCTACCTGACCCAGCCGCAAAGGCCGAAGCACAGGCCAAGCTCATGGAGATGGCCCAAAAGGGCCAGTTAGCCGAGCTTGAGGCGATGACCAAGGAAATGGATTCCGCCCGCAAGCGCGAAATCGAGATTGCTACAAGCCAGTTTGCCCCAATGATTAATAAGATCGTTACTCCGATCTTAGCCTTGGGTACGGTTGGTCTGACCTTCCTTTTATTTGGAGTGATTGTTTTTGTGGAAGTGAAGCCAGAAGCCAAGGACATTATCATCTATGTGTTGGGTGCGCTAACTTCAGCGGTCACCATGGTACTGGGCTACTACTTTGGTTCAAGCCAGGGAAGCAAAGAAAAGTCCATGCAACTTGACGAAATACTGGACAAGAAAAAATGAACCTGACCACTAACTTTACCCTGTCAGAGATGGCGAAGTCTGATACTGCACTGCGCCATGACATGGATAACACCCCTGGGGAGATCGAGATTGAAAACCTTAAAAGATTGGCTGAGAAGGTTCTTCAGCCTGTTAGAGAACATTACCAAAGAGGCGTCAAAGTCAACTCGGGCTACCGGGCGCCGGAGGTCAATCAAAAAGCTGGTGGATCGCGGACCTCGGACCACTGCAAAGGGCAAGCAGCGGACATCGAAATCCCAGGCGTCCCAAACGCGGACCTCGCCAAATGGATCACGGAAAACCTCGACTTCACGCAAGTCATCCTCGAGTTCTACACGCAAGGTGTCCCGGACAGCGGCTGGGTCCACGTCAGCTACGACCCGCAAAACCTCAAAAAACAGAGCTTAACAGCCGTTAAAAAAGATGGTAAAACGGTATATCTACCGGGGATTGTTGCGTAAATGGCGTACTTTAGGCTGGCCCTCAAACCGGGCATTGACAAACAGAATACGGAGTATGGCGCCGAGGGTGGTTGGATCGACGGCGACTATATTCGTTTCCGTTATGGTCTTCCCGAGAAGCTTGGTGGCTGGACCACGTTCAATCAAACTCCGACATATCTTGTTGGCAATGTAACCGACATCCTTACTTGGAACGACTTGGAAGGTGCGCCATATTTAATGGCGGCCACAAACCGCAAGCTTTATGCGTTTCAAGGCGGGGTTTGGGCAGACATTACCCCGATTCGTGAGACCACTACGGCTGGAGCGGTAACTTTTGCCGCATCTACTGGTAGCGATAGCGTCACTGTAACTGATAACTCTCATGGCGCAACTGCTGGGGACTTTGTTACTTTTAGCGGTGCGGTCAGTTTAGGGGGCGCGATAACAGCGACATATTTAAATACTGAATTTGAGATCCAACAAATCCTGTCCAGCAATACCTATAGGATTAAAGTTGGCGTCAATGCAGATGCGGGTGACGTAGGTAATGGCGGAGCTTCCGTTGTTGGGGCCTATCAAGTTAACGCTGGTAATATTGCCGGGTATTTTGACTTTGGTTGGAGCGTAGGTACTTGGGGATACTCTACTTGGGGTACTCCACGTACGGGCGTGCAGAACTTCAAACTCATTCCTGGCACATGGCAGTTGGATAACTACGGCGAAGACGTTGTCTGCCAAATCACAAACGGCCCGATTTACCTTTGGGATACAAGCGCCGGTTTAGTTAATAACCGTGCTACGGCTATTTCTGGAGCGCCAACCAAGAGTTCGTATGCGCTTATTTCGACCCCCGACAGGCACCTTATTTGTTTTGGCACGGAAAATACGATTGGTTCTGTTACTACGCAGGACCCAATGTTTGTGCGGTTCTCCAACCAGGAGGACATCAACACCTTTGCTGAGTCAGCAACAAATACCGCTGGTGGCCAGCGTCTAACTGACGGAAGCATTATCCTGTCTGCAATACGATCACGCGGTCAGATCCTGATCTTTACAGACACATCCCTGCACGCCATGCAGTACATTGGCCCTCCCTATACCTTTGGATTCCAACAGCTTGGCGCAAACTGCGGATGTATTGGTGCCCACGCTGCTGTAGACATTAATGGTCTAGCCTTCTGGATGGGCACAGAGGCTTTCTATTTATTTGATGGTACGGTCAAGAAGATGCCTTGCACGGTCCAGGACTATGTGTTCAAGGACATTAATCTTGTTCAGGGCTACAAGACTGCAGCCGGGACAAACTCTCAGTTTAATGAGGTTACCTGGTACTACTGCTCGGCCAACTCGGATGTGATTGACCGATCGGTTAGCTACAACTATTTAGAAAATGTTTGGTCCGTAGGATCTTTGGCCAGAACAGCCTGGTCAGATATTGGCACTTATGCCAAGCCAATAGCTTCTAATTACGAGCCGTTGTCTACAGATGCGACCATAAGCACTATTTATGGTCTGACTGCAGGTCGTTCAAGGATATTTAATCACGAGGATGGATATGACGCGGATGGCGCTCCTATTTTTGCATATATTAAGTCTGGGTACTTTGATATTGGTGACGGTGACAATATGCTCTATATGCGCCGCTTTATCCCTGATTTCAAAAATCAGGTACAAAATCTCACTGTACGCCTCTTGCTCAGACCCTATCCCCAGTCCTCGGCCCAGCCTTCCTCGCTCGACCCGTATGTCATTACGCCGACTACGCAAAAGGTTGATACGAGGGCAAGAGGACGACAAATCAGCCTTGGCATAGAAAGCGCTGACTTAGGTAGCAACTGGCGCTTTGGAACATTACGAGTGGACATCCAGCCTGATGGATTACGATGAGCAAAATATTAAATGTCCGCTTACCCGACGCCTCTGGTGGAAACTATGACCCGCAAAAGTTTAACCAACTGGTTCGGTCGTTGGAACAAGTTATTCTGCAACTTAACAGTACTTACACGCCAGTTACAAGCGAAAACACGCAAGCAGCCTTGTCATGGTTTGAAGCTGGTGGAGGACAGTGTGAAATGAATTCAGGCTCATCAACCCCAGTATCGATAGGCGGCACCAACGTAGATGCGTTTGGCAGACTACGGGTAAGTGAGCCCTACAGCCTATTTGACAGCCAAAGCCGCTACGCTGCTGACAATCAATTTAGCACCTCTACCTCTGGTACTGGGACATCGACATTTAACACCAATCAGTCCAGCGTTAGTCTGGCTGTGACGGGTGGTGGCGTTGGTTCTGTGGTGCGTCAGTCATTCCGGAATATGCTATATCAGCCGGGGAAAAGCCTGTTGGTTCTAGCAACCTTTCAGATGGACAACAGCACCTCTGCCAACCTTAATCAAAGTGTTGGGTACTTTAATACCCAAAACGGGTTATTCTTCCGTCGTACCGGCGGGGTTAATGCGTTCGTATTGCGCTCAAACACTTCTGGCACGCCAAGCGATGCACGGTTTGTCAACCAAACCGACTGGAATGGTGACAAACTAGACGGCACTGGCCCGTCTGGATACACGCTCGACCTCACTCACCCTCAGATCTTGTGGATGGACTTTGAGTGGCTAGGCGTCGGTTCGGTCAGATGTGGCTTTATTATTGACGGGCAATATGTTCTTTGCCATACATTTAATACTGCCAACGTCTACGGCACGACGGTCTACATGACCACTGCCATACTGCCTGTTCGCTACGAAATCACCACTACAACGGCAGCAGTTGCCGCTACGCTCACGCAGATTTGCTCGTCGGTAATATCTGAAGGCGGATTTGAGGCCACATCAATTGAGCACGTCGCAAGGCGGACAACGGTGCTTGGCACCATAAACACGGCGGCCAACTTCCTCCCAGTTGTCTCAATCCGGCTGGCATCGACGGCGTTGGGCGCGGTGGTGCTTCCAAACCGTATACAGTTTCAGCCGACCACGCTGCAAGACTACGAGATTGCGCTGATTAAAAACCCCGTCCTTACGGGAGCCACTTGGGCGGCAACTGTTCCTTCTGATGCCAACGTTGAGTTTGATGTTGCGGCTACGGCGATTGCTACGGCAGGCACGATTGTCCAGACTGGATACGTTGCTAGTTCAGGCGGAGGGGGTCAAGCAGACACATCGGCTCCTACCGGATTTAACTGGGATCAGCAACTTGGCGTATCCCTAACGGACGTTAGCGACATCTATACTTTGGGCGTCCGCACGATTTCCGGTGCTACAACCGGCGACGGGGTTGGCTCTATCTCCTTCTATGACTTAACCCAGTGACATCACTTGACAAATCTAGGATAATCACACTATGTACCAAACAGCCTCCTCCCCCCAATACGCCTTTGGCCCCGGCCTATGACAAATCTAGGATAATCACACTATGTACCAAACAGCCTCCTCCCCCCAATACGCCTTTGGCCCCGGCCTAGCCCCTGTCCCTATGCCCGTTTATAAACGTGGTGGAGAGGTCAAAGAAACCTACGGCCTAGAGAATGCCGCTGAGATGATCCGGCGCCGAGGCCGTGGGGAAGATACAGTCCTTGCCCACATTACCCCCCAAGAGGCTGGCATCCTGCAATTACTTGGCGGGTCTGGACAAATCAATCCATATACGGGTTTACCCGAATTTGGCATCTTAAAGAAAATTGTTCCCAAGCCAATTTACAAACTAGGTTCTAAGATTGGTAAAGAGATTGAGCGTGGCATTGAATCTTTGGCAGAAAAACTTGGCCCTGTTGGTCAAATTGCCGCCTCTTACTTTGGTGGCCCAATTGGAGCCGCCTTATACGCTGGCCTAGCCCCCAAGGGTAGTAGTTTTGACGTTAAGAAAGCGGCTATTGCTGGTGCTCTAACTTATGGTGCAGGGCAACTTCAGGGTATGAGTGGTGCCGAAGCGGGTACCGGTGCCGGTGCTGGCGCTGGCGCTGATCTAGCCACTCAGCAGGCAATTGATGCCGGTATAGATATTGTTAGCGCCCCCAGTATGTATCCAAGCGTTAGCCAAGCGGTCTCCATGTCGGGGCCGGGTGCTTTTGAGGGAGCCGCTTCAGATGCTGCAACCTCATACTTCAATGCTCCTGTAGAGCCAATTACTTATACTCCAGACCCCAGTTCTTATGTCAGCGGTGCCGATTCTGCTGGTACATATGCAGGGACACCTACCGCAACAGATGCTTACCCAACTGCTCCTACTCGTTTACCTACTGCCAGTGAACAATATTTTGACAATACGATGGCACCAGATACAAGAAGTGCACTCCGACAAGGTTATGACGCCGTAAAACAAGGGTATAACACTGCGGTAGACACTGTTGAAAGCGGAATTAAGAGTGTTATTCCAGAGCCAATACAGGATGCTTATGGCGCAACAAGAGATTTTGTTAAAGACCTTATCCCACCAGATTACCGTGAGATGTTAAGCACCGCTAAAGATGTGGCGCTAATTGGTTCTGGTGCTACAGCGGCCTATGGCGCGTACCAAACCAAGAAAGAACTTGATGCTGCTAAAGCCGAGGCTGACCGCATTCTGGCCGATCAGGCTAACCGTAAGAAAGAAGAGATTGAGTGGGCACAGGGCGTCATGCGCGACTACCCCTATAACTACCAGCGTTTAACTGAAGCAGAGGTTCGCAGTGAGCGCGGCATGGCGATGGGTGGTCGGATCGACTCTTACGACGATGAAATCGGTGGCGATGACAATATGATGCAGGGTGGCATTGCTTCCCTAGCCAAAGGTGGTCTGCCACCTCGGTATCTTCGTGGCGGTGGCGACGGAATGAGCGACTCCATCAGGGCTAATATTGAGGGTAAGCAGGAAGCCCGACTGGCTGATGGTGAGTTTGTAGTCCCCGCTGACGTGGTATCCCACCTTGGTAATGGCTCCTCTAATGCCGGGGCTAAAAGACTATATTCAATGATGGACAGGGTGCGTAGATCACGCACAGGAAAAACCCGTCAGGCGCCTGAAGTTAATACTCGTCGCTTGATGCCTGCTTAAAGGATAGATCATGGCAACTACCCAACAAGTCGTAACCAGTCAATTACCTACCGCGTTTGAGGAGTTTTATAAGACCGGTGCCCAAGGCGTCCCCGGCCTAATCCCGCAGGCGTTTAAACTCTACGGAGCAGGTTCTCCTGCCGAGTATCAAGCCAATATCAAAGGCCCCCTAGAAGCGGCTAACCTCTATACCGGAGCACAGCGAGTAGCGGGTCTAACCCCCGGACAACAACAGGTAGGCGCACAACTCTCTGCTATGCAGACCCCCGGGCAGTTTGCTATGGGGACTGGCGCTCTTGGCTCAGGCTATGCAGCAGCCACCGGGCTTCCAAGTATGTTAGATCAAGGGGTGATGCAGCAATATATGTCCCCCTATGCACAGGGCGTGATTGACGTTCAGAAACAGCAAGCCCTAACAGATGCCCAGAAAGCCCAGTTAGCCACTAACTTAGGAGCAGCCCGTCAAGGTACTTATGGCGGAGCACGGCAACTGCTTGCCACCACAGAACGTGAGCGCAACCTCCAGAACCAACTCGGTGACATCCAAGCCAAGGGACTTCAGGCCGCATACGAGGCCGGTCAAAAAGGACTGGAAGCAGAGCGTACTGCTCGTCTGCAACAGGCACAAACTTACGGCACACTAGGCCAGCAGTTTGGTCAGTTAGGCGCAGTACAGCAGACAGCAGACATTGACCGTCTCAAGACCCTCGGAGCCTATGGTGACTACGAGCGTGCATTGGCACAACAGAAGACAGATATTGACTATCAGAACCTCTTAGAGCGCATCCAGTATCCTGAGCAGCAACTGGATAAACTGAGCGGCTTTATCCGTGGTATCCCAATGACAGACAGGACGATGCAGACAACCGCCCCACCGCCTTCATTTGCAAGTCAGTTGGCCGGTCTTGGAATTGCCGGTCTTGGCGCTTTCATGAATAAGTAAGGGATAACTAATATGGCAATGGGAATACTTCAAGCCCTCAAACTTCAAGAGGGGCCAATCGAGTCATTAGCACAGTTACCTCAACAGCAACTGATTGCTATGTCCCAGCAGGGGCGTATCCCGGCTGATGTCCTACCGATCATTCTGAATGAGAAAGCCCAGATGGCTCAGGCCGCTGCCAATATGCAGGCTATGCAACAGCCCATGCAGCCCTCAGTGATAGAACAGGCTATGGCTATCAATGCCCAAGCAGAAGCGCCTCAGATGCAACCCCAGATGATGGAGCCTCCTACAGATGCAGGAGTGGCCTCATTGCCAGTACCTGAAGAAATGTACAGTGAGGGCTATGCAGGAGGTGGAATCGTGGCGTTTGATGAAGGTGGGTTGGCTGGAACTTTTGATATGTTCATGCCTGAAACCCAGTATGTCCCAGTTGACCGTGACCTAAGCCGTGATTTCAAAGATACAGATACGGGAGTTAGCCTGCCACAGGTTGCCGCTCCTGCTGCACCCCGACCCGCTGCGCCACGCCCCGCTGCCAAACCCGAACCCGGCATAGCAGCAATTCCGGCCAAAGAAAGTATGCTTGATCGGCGTAGACGTATGCTTGAGCAGATGGGTGTAACAGACACGACCGAAGAAGAACTTGCCGCCTTAGAAAAAAACAAGGGCAAACTTGCTGATGATAAGTTTGACGCCTTGAGAATGTCATTGATCCGGGCTGGTCTTGGTATGGCTGCTGGTACGTCCCCTTATGCTCTTAGCAACATAGCCAAGGGTGGATTAGAAGGCTTTGAGTCTTACGAGCAGTCCATCAAACAGATCAAGGCTGAAGAGAAAGAGTACGGGAAACTTGCACGGGATCTGCGTAAAGAGGCTAATGCGCTCAAGCGTAGTGACGTTGATAAGGCTCTTGCCCTTGAGAATCAGGCAGAACTTCTGGATCTTGAGAAAGAGAAACTTAAGTACACCCGTCAGACTGCGCTTAAGCCCAGCACATTCCAAGAGCAATTAACTGCTCTTACTGGCGGAAGCAAAGACCCGAAGGTTATTAAAGAGGCGACACGCACTATCCTTGGCACAAGCAAGACTGGTGAACTGACAATTGAAGACGCATTAAAGATTGTTAAAGATCGTACTAAAAATATAAACGCCACCCCTGAACAACTAATGACTCAGGCAAAAGAATTAATGTCCTCTCAAGGCGGAGCGGTTCCGGGCGTAAAATTCCTTGGCGTGAGATAAGGCACTTATGCCTATCGCATCGTTTCAGTTACCTGACGGGAAGATTGCGGACTTCGAAGTTCCTGAGGGGATGTCTCAGGAAGAGATTGAGCAGGCGGTTGGCCCAGAGTTACGCAGGCTTGTTGCTCCTCCGGCTCCTCCAAAGCCAGAAGAGTCTGGGTTCCTGCGTCAGGCAGCAGATATACCTGTAACTGTTGCCAAGGGTGCAGCCTCTGGTGTTCGTGCGATTGCGGATATATTTGGCGCAAACAATCCTGTATCTCGTGGGATCAGGGGCGCTGAGGATTACCTAGACTCCCTCCTATCGGCTGAGGCCAGAAACGATCAGCAAGAAATTGCTCGGATCATGAAAGAGGCCGAGGATAAGGGTATCGCTGCCGAGGTTACTGCTGCCGCTAAGGCTTTTGCTTCGGCCCCGGTAGACTTTTTGGCACAGGCTTTGGGTAGTGCCGCACCTGCTGTGGCAGGAGGTCTATATGCCAAACTTTTAAAACTTGGTGCCGTTGGAGTTGGGGCAGTTACCACCGGAATTGGTGGTGCAACAGGCGCAGGTATCGTCAAGGGATCTATCTATGATGCCGTCAAGGGCGCCCTGACTGAAGCAGGAGAATCCCCTGAGGTAGCAGAGGCTAGAGCGCAGGCAGCGCAGTCTTATGGCGGAGAGAACTGGGGTCAGATATTGACAGGCACAGCTCTTGGTGGACTAGCAGGCCGTACCGGTGTTGAGAAACTTCTCTTAAATAGATTTGGTAAGGCAGAGGTTGCCGAACAAGCTGCTAAGGGTGTAGGTAGACGGGCTGTTGAGGGTGCCGTAACCGAAGCGGTTCCTGAGATGGCTCAGGCCGGTCAAGAACAGTTAGCACAGAACGTCGCTCTTCAAAGAGAAGGGTTTGATGTATCGACGTTACGTGGCGTTGCCGGTGCTGCGACCTTAGAAGGTTTGGCTGGTGGCGCACTTGGTGCTGGATTGGGAGCCCTACCTAGTGGTGCCCAGGCTGAGCCTACAGTTACTCCTACCCCGCCTGTTGAAGAGCCTAAAACTGTATCTACAAATATTTATGATGTTGTTGACTTCGATGGCAATCAGACCAAGGTTGCGGTCACTGAGGATGATTTAGGAAATATTGTTGCTAAGGATGTAAACGGGGAAGAAGTAGACTTAACAAATGTGATAAGTAGCGGTGTATCAATTCAGGATGCCGTCAAAAAGACGTTCTCTCCTGACGACGCTCCTGATCCGGTCTTGTCTACAGAACCTCCTGTTGAGAGCATTCCTGAGACCGAACTAACTTCTGAACAAGAGTTAGAAACAGAACCATTTACGCCTCCCGTATCTAGGGAGCCTATTCCTCAACCCGCCCCTCAACCCATTCCTCAGCCTACCCCTCAGCCAACTTCTATTCCTGAGGCAACCATCGAGGACGAGCCAGCCACTGAAGAGCCTCGTATTGAATTGCCACCGGTTGAAAAACCTGCCGCTCCAGTTACAAATCTGAATGAAATACAGACTGGCCAACCGTTTACTTTTGAAGGATTCCGTGGAGAAGGAAAGCCCAAGGAAGAGGTTTATACAGGCGCTCGTATCGCGGTTGGCGGCGAAGGAAGATACATTGCTGATACAGAGGAAAGCGCTAAAAACTACGGGGATCAAGTAGCTCGTGAAACAGTAACCTTAAACAACCCGCTAGTTATTCGTAATGATGATGAGTGGAGGACACTGACTCGTCAGGCAGGTTGGCGGTTTCCTAATCCGTTTGGCCTTGAAGAGCCTGTTGTTAAAAGGATGACAGAATCGCTTTCTACTTTGGTTAAGGGTCAAGGATATGACGGGTTAGTCATTGACATGGATCCACGAGGGGACATGGCCAAGACCCTGTACAACGTCTTTGGTCACCCACAGGTTATCTCTTATGCCCCAGCCAAACCATCCAAGGAAGTTGCGGCCGCCCCATCATCTGCCGCTAAGAAGACATCTGACTTCATTGATGCCGAAGTCGAGGCTCTAGGTCCACCTCCTGCCGGTGAAGATCCTAAGCAGTCTATTGCTCGTCGTATTCAGGAAACCAAGAACGCTTGGAGGAAGTATCAAAAATTTGCCAAGGAATTGGCACCTCAAGAGAAGTTCAATGAGGCTCAGTTCAAGATGGTCTTTGATCGTAGACGCCGTGCCTACGAAGAAAAGGTTGGAACAAGGACTGCCGCCCCTGTTGCGCCCAAGGCTCCCAAGGCTCCTAAAGTAACTCCTGCCCCAACCGTAACTCCTACAGAACCAAGCGAAGCAGAATTGGCTGGCCGTATTCAAGCCAACCCTCAGGAGCGTGCTGTTGCTAACACACTAGCAGAGGAAATGCTAGGTGAAGTGGTTTGGCAAAACGGTAAGACTGCCATGTTGCGTGTTGCCGACCCCAAGTACGGGAAGATGCGGTACATCGTGACAGTTGGTCGAAAGAAAACAGCAGCCGATGTTCGTGAATATATTGGCAACATAGTTGACTTTAATCTTCTTTCCGAGCTTAGGGTTTTGGCAGATCAATTTGAGTCTGATGCACGAACCAAACACAACGCCAATCCCTATGTGAAGTTTAGCCAAGGGATTTCCGTATCTGATGATATAGATCCAAGGATTGAAGGCATACTCAAGGGGTGGAGAAAAGAGCTTGGCATGGGCGCCAAGATCCACATTACCACTCTTGATGCCGTCAAGAGAAACCGTAATAAGTACACTGGTCCACACCGAAGCATTATTGGCGGAGCGTTAAATCCTGATGCCCAGGGTTATATGCAGAAGTGGGACGATGGCAATTACTACATCGTCTTCACCAAGTCCACTAGCCCCACACGGATACTAGAGACAATTGCTCATGAGTTAGGCCACATTCACCAGCGTGATATGTTTGAGAATGCCGATCCTGCGCTCAAGCGTGAGGTAATGGCTGCGTATAACCGGTGGTTAGTTAAGAATAAACCCAAGAATGTCAAAGACTTCCTGCATTCTTTGCGTGCAAAAACAGCGGCGCAAGTTGCAACCGCAAAGGTTTCAGAATCAGGTTTAGCAAAACCGTCTTCGGTACTTAATCCGTATTGGAGATCATTTAGTGAATGGTATGCCGATCAAGTTTCTCGATGGGCAGTCTCTAATGACAAACCGGTCGGGATTGTTGAACAGTTCTTCG